GACTCAAAGAATTGTGATTCCCATCCAGATTTCTTCAAGGAAGGTATTACAACTTCATCAAGAAATTCTCTATTAGTATCTGCTACCCACCATAACTCATCAATACCACTACCGACATCAATGAATTTAGGGATAATACCACCAACAGTAACTACACAAGCAAGGACTGCACTACAACCCCAAACCCACTTCTCTAGTTTACTAATCCTATCGTTAAACTGTTCGTGTTCCTTGTCTTTATACTTAGCAACTTCTCCACGAAGAAGTTCTATATCTTTTGTTAGAGCTGCTATCTGAGTGCTCTGTTCTATATCAATATCCTTTTCCATGATTAACCCTCCTGTAATGTGCCATGTGCTCTGCGGATCTCTCGGAGATCCTCAAAGTTCTTTTGCTTAGTGCCACCATCGTATGCCCAAGCATATCCCTCTGTAATCATCTGTTCGTTTAACGAAAGATCAGAGTCGCCAACATAGAGCCAGCCAAGAAGCCTACCATACTTCCCAGTGCCACCGACAAGTTCAGTTCTAACAATGAGTTCTTCATCACCTTTAATCGTCTCCTCCAACTTCCCCTTCAACCAATTGGTCGCATCTAACCCAAGTGCCTTCTCCTCTAAATCCCTCGTCCTTTTCTCTGGAGTGTCCACTCCAGCAATCCTCACTCTCTCCGTCTTCGCTAGGTCGAACCCTAGGTCTATTATCACATCTATCGTATCTCCATCCAATACTTTCTTTATTTTCGTTACACGAAAATTGTAGCAGCTCTTCCTGCTCGGTGGGGTCATTGCTCCCATTGTTGAAATCCTCAAGTGAGCTATTTAGCACATCTTCTACAGACGGTCTATTTCGCTCAGCTTCCCACTCCCTCATCTGCTGAATCCATTGATTCGTTGGGATGTTCAGAAATACAGGGGTTAGGATTCCAATCATCATACTTAAATATCCAGTATATCACATATCCTACTGAACTGAGTAGGATACCAAGCATAATATTTATAGACCAGACTACATCACTGTACATGTACTACACCCTTCATACCAGCACCAGCATGGGGTTCACATTGAAACTCATAGTCTCCTGCTTCTGTAAAAGTAACAGGGAATTGCTCTCCACTCATGAATGATAAGTCAGAATGACTTAACTCATCATGCAAAAGGAATACTACATTGTGAGGAGGTAAATCCCCATTAGTAAATGTAACTGTGTCACCAACATTAACGGTGACTTCATTGGGTTCAAAGATTAAATTCCCTCCTGAACCCATTTGTATACCTGCATCTGCAGCATATGCTTGTGATGCTAAACTAAAGGAAAGGAATAAGGATGTTAACATGATAGTTAACCTAGACATCCACCACATGATTTCGTGTTTCATAATCCTAGTATGTAGTCAAGACCTGTTTCATTGGTACATCTATCAATAGAATGAGGATGCTCCCTTAAATAAGGAACATCCTCTTTTGCGTGTTCTATTGCTGAATACGAGTCTGTAGCGTACTCGCATATTTCGTAATGATGCTGTTGAGCATCATGATACCCGACGGTATAATGGACTTGGGGCATGATCTTTCAATCCCAAATTTACTTTTATTTATTATAGCATATGAGTATTATTACGCACTAATGTGTGGACTCAAAAACACTGTGTTGAACTCAATAGAATCTAGAATAACCATTATGATATTGTATATTTGGTATAGCATTAGATAATCTAAAATTCATTGATATGACTGTTCTCTTAGAATCTGTAACAGGTACTTCATGTTGTAGTATAGAAGGGAAAAATACTAATAGATTCTTTTTAGGAGTAACCTCTACATCTCCTTCAAATACAATAGGAGCACAACCTTCCTCTACATCAACATAATATACACATGACATTACATCAGGAAAATGATCATGTCTCTTTGTATGATCACCACCCTCATATTCCATCACCCACATATTAGAACATAATAGAGTTGCATCTGCCTGAAAAAAATCTTTGCATAAAAAATGACATGCCTGTAGACAGACATCGACAAAGGGTTGAAATCTAATATCTTTCTTATGAGTAAACCAATCACTTCTCCATGCTCTTACATTACTACGATACCCTTCAGGGTATTGTTTTCTATGATCTTTAATTAGATCAGCAAGACCTTCATATTCTATGGTTGTTGTGAATACTGGAATCTGTTTGGTTACATTAGTAACTTCAAAGGATGATAGCACCGATAATAAAACCTTTCGCAAAAGCAAGACAGAGCATCTGATAATCAGTCAAGTTAAACTTGTCCTGAATTTTCTTTGCCCATTTTTTATCCCATTCTTTTACATTATGGAATGTCTCTTTAATATTAATATTCCACATTATATCATACCACTAAATTTACCAAAAGGATGCTGATACATCATATTTTCTTTCTTTACTTTCTTAGTAAGTTTCTTATCAATTTGTCTGCCAAGTTTACCACCTACCTTAGCACCAACAATACCACCAGCAATTTCACCAGCAACCATTGCAGGTCCATCTGGAACAAAGAATCCAGCAGTACCACCAGCGATACCACCTACTGTAGCACCTGTTTTTTCAAATGATCCTGCTCCAACACTACCCTGTTTTGCCTTTTCAACTTTTGCCTTACCTGCTTTAGTAGCAGCAGTAGTTCCTTTCTGAACTGCTCTACCACCTCTCTTACCACCAACCTTTACACCTTGACGGACTAAAGTTCCAGCACCACCAACTTTTTCCATTAGTTCTTGATCAGATCTCCAGTCAGAATAACCTTCCTTCTTAGACTTCTTCTTACCACGAGTTGCTACTAGACTACCAACTGTTCCACCAATTGCAGCACCAGCTGCAGCACCAACAGGACCACCAGATGCACCTACCTTAGCACCAACTGCTGCTCCAGAACCTCCACCTATAGCACCTTGAACTTTCTTACCTTCTGGTGCTGTTGCTGCACCAACTACTCCACCAACTGCAGCAGGTGCAGCGACAGATTTAGCAGCTTTAACAGCAGCTCCACCTAACTCTTTTACTTTAGGTACAATTTTATTTTTAGCATATTTCCCAGCTCCATCAAAGTATCCAGGATCCTTTCCAGTCTTTTTAAGAGTTTCTCTCCTTGCTTTTGGATCATTATAGAAGAAAGTTTTTCCCTTCTCACCAAATTTTAACTCATCAAGACATTTCTTCTCTTTCTTTTTCTTAACAAAAGCAGCAGCAGCACCTTTAGGTTTACCGTCTCCTTTGTAAAGACCATATTTCTCACCTTCTTTTAGAGCTTTCTCTGCATAATTACCAGTCTGACTTACACTACCACCCTTAAAGTTTCTACCTGCAGTTGCTAATTTTTTGTTTACTTTAGCCTTTAGGTTATTTAATAAACCCTCATCTACTATCTCATCTTCTTCTTTAACATGTTTTTTTACTTTCTCAACACCTTTATTAAAAAGTTCTTTACCTTTTTCAACTCCTTTTGCTGTAACATCCTTTACCTTACCCATTGTTTTAGGATATTTACTAGTAAGTGCCTTATCTGCTACTCCGATTCCTCCACCTGCAATAGCACCACCAACTGCACCACCTACTGCTGCACCTACTGGATTCTTATTCTTTCTTTTTTTAAATGGATCTAAAACCTCACCTGCTGCTGCACCAACAGCACCACCAATTGCTTTACCTGCAAGACCTTTACCCATTGAAGTACCAACAGCACCTCCTACTAACTGACCAACTAATTCATCAAGTTGTTCACCTTCTGGTTCATACCCTGCTGCTAGTGCTGCATAAGGTACTGCCTTTCTATTCTTAATCTTCTTTTTCTCTACAGCATCTTTATGCCTCTTAGTACCTTTCTTTAACTGGTTAAGCACACCTTCTCGGATCTGCTGTTCTCTAACCATCTCAGCTTTTGCTAAAATCGTTTCTTCATAAGTCATGTGCTTTTTGCCAACCTGTGTACTAAATTCGCCTTTTTTGGCTTTTAATTTACCTGCTGTCTCAGATTTTGATTTACCGAGACCACCTTTTCTTGTAGCATGTAACTTGGCATTGCCAGTACCTTTTTGTTTAACTAGAACTGAATCTTGGTTATGCTTTGCAGCAACCTTCTTCATATCCTTTTTAAACCTACGCTTACTCTTTTTACCTGATGTAACAAAGTAAGATCTTTCTTTAACCTTTTTCTCCTCACCTGTTTTATCATCTTTCTCAGAATATGTACCAGTGGTTTTCTTAGGACCATATCCTCTACCACGGAGATCTTTCTCTAATTGCTTAGATCTAGACTTATTCTCCTTTTTAGACTTATCACCCCTCTCAGCAGAAATGGTTGCATGAGATTGACTTTTATCTTTAGCCCTTTGAATTACTCTGGCGAGACCACCTTCATCTAGTTTCATATTACACAATATGCTACAGATTTATTTATATTAGGTTGAATGAGAATATAGTTCTATTTAAATCTGTGTTATTAGGTGCTGCCATATGCAGTATATGAGATGGAAATATTATTAGATCTCCTTCAACAACTTCTGGTTGAAAACATTTCTTTTCACCATTAGGTTCTGGGAATGGAGAGAAGAATGTTGTGGGAGTATGAGTCTTATCTAATTCAGCATAGAATACAGCAGAGTATCCTATTGAACCATGATCATGGGGTTGAAAGAAATCTCCTTTCTTATATCTCTGACACCACAATCTAGTTACTCTACTAGCACCTTCTACCTGTTTAATATATTGTTCTAACATACCCATTAAATGCTGCCCATACATGGGTGGGTACTGACTAAAATAGTCGGTAAATGTTATCTGATGATCTTTAAATTCTGGATTGTCGAACGGAACCATTGAAAGGATAAAATCTTTTCTATCCTTCCATTCTGGAACACTATACTTATAATATGGTATTTCAAATAGATTCATTTTTTAGTGCAAAAATATTTCATATGACCTTGTATCATTGCCCTTGCAGTTTCTGTCTGATGACCACAATGGGGGCATTGGTACACAGTCTTACCATCTTCGTTAAGTGTTTTCATGGGTAGTTTTGTCATAGTACAAATTCCCTGAAATTGATATTCTATCTTCTTTACAATTGTAAAAAGGATATACTCCATGACGAAATGTAGATGGAAAGAATAACATGTTACCTTCCATATCTGGATTCATTTTATACATGTAAGATGTAACTGCACCAGATGTATCTATGTATGACATTTCAAAGTCAGATGCCACTGAGTCATTGACTTCTTTCAGGAAATCTTGATCATTTTGTTCTTTACTTTTAGTAGGAATTTTAATCCATACTACAAAAGAAAATACACCACCATGATTATGTGATGGATTAAATTCATGTTCTCTCTGTTGATTCACCCAGAATCCATTTAATACTAACTTATCAACTCCTACCGTATTAATTCTTTTTGGTGCATAAGGAAATCTTTGGTTATACTCATTAGCACAACCTAGTAATATATTATTAGTAAACCAATTATCTTTATCTTCCAAATCCAAACTAGAAGAAATGTGACCTGCTAAATGCCCTTTAGCAGATCCTTTTGCTTCAGCAATTCTATCATAAAGATACTGTAGTGCTTCAGTACTCAAGCCAACTTCTAACCACCCAGTTACGGGTGGATAGACAGGTTTACAAGAAAACATTTATTAGAATGCAGATCCAGGAACAGGAAGTCCTAAACTTTGAGGTGCAGGTGCAGCAGCTTGTGGTTGTGTTGGTACAAGATCATTAGATCCTAGAGGAAGCGATTCCAGAGCTCCTCCACCAATCCCACCAGGTAATCCACTGCCTCCGAGAACTGCCTCAATAGCCTGAGATTTAATTCCATCAATGATGGATGCACGATTGACATATATGTATAACCCACTACCGACAACGGCAACAGATACAGCAGCAGACGCAACAGCAAGTACATTAATTAATTTTTGCATGATTTTAAAGTTTGTAAGGTTCTTCTTTTTTCTTAGATGGATCAACAGCAATGATCTTTAATGGAGCTTGCTCGATCCTTAAAGTTTGTACAGGTCCACCAGCACCATTACCGTCAGCACCAGGAGCACCGTTACCATTACCATTCATCTTCATAGTACCGTCACCCTTCTTACTAGCAGTCTGAATTCCGAAGCTAGCTAAAACTCCTGTAAAAACTGAAGCTATAAATGTCGGATCTATTTTCTGTTGGACCAGTCCTGGAATTGTCACATAGTTCAAAGTCAGTATTCCACCACTCCAAACCAACACACCAATTCTGACCATCGTACTGATGATAGCAGCCTGTTCTTCTTCATCTGGAAGTATAGCATCTTTTGCTTTTTGTAGCAAATTTTTCTTCTCTACTTCTTCTTTAATTTCTTCGGGCATAGGGGTATGTTATAACTAAGCCCTATTTAGACCAAGCAAAACTTAAAGTGATCCTTGGCTCCAAAACAAATGGAGCATGATATACACCAGCAGGGATATACATTCCATCTCCAGGATAAAGATCATATTTCTTATCTTCTACTTCATATATCATCTTACCAACAGATTGAACAATCAAGACATCTGTTGTATCATTATGTTTTCCAAAGGTAGGACTTCCTTTACCTAAAGAAGTGTATATGTGCATCTCATTAATACCTTCTCTGTCTTTAACCTCATCATATATCTGTTGTATAGTACCAGGAAAATATCCATTCATCAATACAAAAGTTGGAGCATATCTTTGATCAAGTAATGCTTTATTAGTTCCAACTTCATACTCCCTAGAAATCTTTTTTATTACATCATCCCAAGAAATGTCTTTACAATAATCAAATCCCTTAGGTAAATACTTAAATTCATTTGGCATCCAGGAATCCTTGTTTAATCATCTTTTGTAGCTCAGCAGTACTACCTGTAAATATCGCATTGTTAGTAACATTGTTTGTAGTCTTATGTTTAGTCTCATCAATCTCCTTAACTTTCTTTTGGAGATCCATAAGTTTATCTGCAATATCAGCAGTTGATTTTAAGACTTGACCTGCTACCTCATATGCTCTAGGGGAACCAGAACTATCAGCAACATCCATAATACCATTAAGAGTTTCTTGACCCTTTTCTATTAAGGAATATAACTGAGCACGAGAATACTCATAGTCCTTATCTATATCAACTTTTGCTAGTTGATCTTTTCTAGTAGCACATCCGTTTTCTGGTGTAGTACTAACTTCAACAGCACTAGTAGTGTTTAATGCCTCATCAATTTTCTTAGACATTATACATCCTCCTGTCTAGTAGGACTATACTTCTTAGAATCACCGAACATAGTAGTAGTCTCGCTAAATCCAAAGTCATCTTCAGGTCCAGCAGTAATTGGATCTGGGGTAACAGTGTACCTCATCTCACGCTTAGCTTGCTGTACATTAGTATCTGCATAGTAATCGACTTGAACCTTCTTAATAAGTCCCTCTGTACTATCAGCAACAGGACCAAAGAGATAAGTCTTAGCATTAAAATTGAAGGTATACATCAACACTCTTCTAGTTGAGAAGTCTCCTTCATACTCATCACTGAATGATATGTTCTCTAATACTATAGGAATATCCCTCTTCTCTCCTATAGATTCTACTAGATCTATAGTAACATTAAATGCTGGTTGGAAGAATGGTAATATCTGTTCTACTATCTGTAATGCATCATCATTTAACTTAGTCATTACATTAAGTTCAAACCCTACATTGTAAGGTACTGGTAGATATACTTTCTTTGCTTTAGTATTGGATGGATCTCTACTATCAATAGCTTTAAAAGTTCTAGTAACACTTGCTTTTCTACTAGAATCATAATTCATAGAAGTCATTTCAAATGACATCCTAGGCAATGTTATTGCAGTTGCTTTTGTTAGTTCTTCTTGCTGCTCAAGTTTTGCTAAAAACTTTTGCTTAGGACCATATATTAATGGAACTTTGGTTTCACTAATAGTTCCACCAGATCTGTCATCATGTTTAATATGAACATCATTAAACAATGTACCGAAAGCGATAATTGTCTTTCTTAAAATTTCGTGATAAAAATAGGTTCCTAACATCAGATTATACCAAAGGGATTAGTTTCCGTGAAGTCTAAAAGTTCATCACCAGCAGATTCAAATTCATCATTCATAAAGAATTCACTACCTGCAGCTTGACTACTTAGGTCATCACCCCACGAGAATACTTGATATCGAGCAGAAGATGCAGTACCAGTAATGTACTCACCTGGCCAGAAATCACCAGTATTTATCGAAATTTCTAACTTTCTATTAGCAGCATCCCATTTCTTAACATATGCTTCAGTACCAGAATTAGATCCAACTACTCTTTCGTTTATATGATATGTTCCAAGACCAACGCTTAATGGAGCACTAATAGAAATAGATGGAGTTGCTTCATAACCAGCACCAGCATCTGTTAGATATATTCTAAACATACTAGATCCAGACAGAGTTGCAACAGCAGTTGCCTGTATCTGACCTGCCTTAGCACCGACCATAGCACCAGTACCAATAAAGGTTGTATTAACAGTACCAGTACCACCTATAGATGTACCAATACCAATACTAGATGAACCAATAGAAGTTACAATACCACCACCAGAAAGTGTTACAGCACCAAGAGACTTGAAGTTAATAGTATGACCAATAGCAATATTTGCCATAGTATTAATTCCAACAATCTCCATCATTCCAGCAGTTGCAATACCAGTAAATTCATACTGCTTATCAACATATTGAGGATGTTGAATTGATATAATAGGTGGAGAAACATAGTTAGAACCTGGTTGTGTAATTCTAATTGATGCAATACCACTGTTAGTTAATGTAGATGTTGCAGCAGCACCCACACCTGGAGTTCCAAATCCAATCGTAGGTGGTTCAACATAAGCAAAACCTGGATTAGTTATAGCAACATAATCTACAGAAGAAAGAGTACCTTTAGTAGTAGTAATTGCTACAACAGCACCAAGAGATGTTGATACACCAGCAGGAGATGGAGATACACTAACAAGAGGTGCTGAAGTGTATCCAGAACCATCATCGTTTAATGTAATCTTCTGTAATGCACCATTTAGTGCAAAGGTATCAACAGATGCTTTAGCAGTTGATCCAATACCAGCAAGGTTTACAGTTGTAATATATCCTTCTTCACTCAATCTCTCATCAATACCAGCAACATTTGTATCGATAATATCGTCTTGAAGTTGATAGAGTTCACATTCAAGTTCATAAGTATAGTTCTTACCTAACTGAAAGAATGGACTCTCATGTTCTACATGCTTAATCTCAAATAATCTTTCTCCTAATGGGAACCAGATTAAATCACCTTCTTTAGGTCTAGTACCAAAATCTATATCTCCATCTAATGCACCCTGTAAGTTTGTAGAGTTAAACTGAAATGGTGCAATAAAATCCTCAAATCTTTCTCGTGATATTGTTAATGTAATCTCATTCTGTAAGTTAATACCAAACTTAGTCATTACATCACTACCCTTAGCATACCCCTCATAGTTGTTTAGATATGCTTCAATAATATAATTATCATTAAACTTTGATGACTGTACTTCACCTAAAATATCATCAGTAACAATTTGTTTTCTAGGTATATAATAACAGTCCAGACCAAACATCTTGATCTGTTCATCGACTAGCTGCTGAACTAGTCGCTGCTCATCGGGAGAACCATGTTGGAAAAATGGATTTAATGGCATTATCCTATCATATCAAGTACAGGCATCTCCCATGTAATCATCATCTTCTCTTCTATGTCTCTAAGTTCAAAATCTGCATCTTCATACATTTGTCTTCCATTTAATTCAATACCACCAGGAAGTTTTACTCCATTAAATTTCATTAGATTCTGACCCCACTGTTTTTTAATTTTTGCAGTAAGATATCTCTTTAAGAATGAATCATTATACACTCCGCTATAATTAGCAGGATCCATAATCCTATAACATTCTATAAGTATCCATGTATCCTCAGTGATTGAAGCCCAATCACAATCTATGTATAATCTATTGTTTCGTTTATTATATCTAATCTGTGGAGTTGTAGTTAATAAGAAATTAATATCTTCTAAGTAGGTCTTTGTCATAGAATAATTAAGAAGACCATTATAACCTAAGTTGAATGCAATATCATTTAAGAATAATTGATATTTAATATTATACATTCCACTACTAATCGCATTATTATCAAATTGATGTATTCTTTCAATACCCAAAACTGCATCTGGTACTGTTAGATAATTAGTATTCTCTTCCCATTCAAAAGAATCTGCTGTAGTGTGTGTTGTAATACCAGTACTAAAAGATCCTCCCCTAGCTCTACCCCTACGGATATCTTCTGTGGTTATTTTGTACTTGAGTAATACTTTTTCTACACCATCAAAATGCCTCTCATAAAATAATTGTAGAGAGTCATCTATTAAATCATCAATTTGCTCATCGGCAACATTAATCTCCAGAATTGGAGCACCTAATTGTCTTAAACAATAATCTGATAATGTTGCCCTACTATTTGGTTTTGCCATTAGAAGAATCCTCCATCGATGGAGTCAGTCCATTGTGGGACTCCAGAAGCGTTTGTGGTCATTACATAGTTAGAAGTAGTTAGGAATCCAACTGTGCTTGCTGTACTTACTAGTCTTCCATCATCCTCAAAGTATGCAACACCGTTAGGACCACTATATCCTATACCTGTGCTTCCACCTTGATCTGAACGATAGTATAAACCATTCTTGAATGTACCATATCCAACAACATTGAAGTTGTCTTGTACAGTTACCTGACCAGCAGCAGAGTCTATAACAAGTTCTCCACTATTAGTCTCAATCTTAGTACTAGAACTACCAGCACCAATCTTGATGTCTGATATAGTAGCAACTCCACTAATAACTGTAAGGTTGAATGTGCTAACTCCAGTTACATTAATGTTTCTACCGTTAACCTCATCGTATACAACATCACCAATAACATTTAAGTTACCAGCAACATATATGTCACTTTGGAATGTTGCTACACCAACGAAGGTTGAGAAACCTGCGAAGGTCATTTCAGTAGCAATACCAGTCTGTATTCTAGCGTTGGTAATTGCAAAGTTTGTTGCTAGACCAGCATTGATCTTAGCATCAACAGCATCTAACCAGTTAGTATCAACAACACTGATAGTAGAATAAGTACCAACAAGTGATGTTACAACACCAACATCAACATAAGCATTAGTAGCAATCGCAACTTGAGATCTTAGATTTGTAACTGCGAAATCTGTTGCTAAACCAGCAGTAATCTTAACATCTTCAATATCTGCATTTACAAAGTCAACATTAGTAATAGTCGCTGCTGTACCTACTAGATCAGTTGCAATACCAGATTGAATCTTAGCATTTGTTATTGCAAAATCAGTTGCTAAACCAGCTAAGACTTTAGCATCAACAATATCAATGTTATTAACATCAGCAATATCACTGAAGGTTACAACACCAGTAGCATTAATTCTCTCAAATCTAGCAGTGTCTAGAACATCTAATCTGTCTCTAGGTGAAGCAGTAGCAATACCAACCTTCTGATTAGCATCTATTCTTGCTGCCTCTACATTATCAGTGTTAAATCTGATAGTGCCATCAGTACCAGAATCATCCAGAGCAATAGAAGTATCATTCTTCTGGAATGCATCTAGTTGAATAACTGTAGCAGTTAAGATACCTAAGACATTTACATCACCAGTAATGTTGATATCTCCAGCACCTGCAGGGTCAATGTTAATATCACCTGTTGTAGATTCAATACTATTTCCAGCAATCTGAATGTTACCGAATGTACCACTTGTAGGTGTAACACTACTACTATCAGTACCATCTGTAATGGTTAGATTTGATAGTGCCTGAAGACTGGTTACCTGTTGTGAGAATGATACAGTACCATTTTCTTGGTCAACATAGAATGCCTCACCAACACGGAAGTCTCCCTTCTGGTCAATACTTACATAAGAGATGTCACCGTTATTAAGTTCGGTAGTCTCATTAGCTTGTATTGCTAAGTTAGGGTCATTAGTTATATCTGCACCAGCACCAACATGGTTGAAGTTAAGAGCAAATAGTCTTAATGCAACACCATCACCATCAGCAATTACACCCTTCTGACCGTACTCAACAGCACAACCAACAGAACGCATGTCAGCACCGAACTGACTGTAATCTGCTAGGGTTACCTTAGTAGCAGTTCCGATACCACCACCTGCTTGAACGATTCTGATATCCTGATTACGGATTACATCGTCAGTACATGTGGTAATACCATTAGCACCATTAAAGTCTAAGAGTAAAACAGTATCCTTATCACCTGTTAACTCAGCAGTAGGAGCAGTGAAGTTTGATGTGTACTT